CTTCATAATAGTGAATAACGTGCTCAGGTATGTTAAAAACACGCATTTTCACAACTTCAAGGGAAAGGGCTTCACCAGTCTGTGATTGATCAAAAGCTGAATAATCATTGGTGCCGTTGAGGGGCTGGGCGGTCCAATGTTTCTGGCACCAGGAAGACATCTGGAGAGCTGAATGGCCGGGATGGTAGTAAAACCCTGGTCGGTATAATTTGTCAGCCACGATAGTGAGATAACGTGTCATGGGTCCTGTGACAAGAATGACGGCGTCTTGGAAGGAAGCCAAGGTTTGGCCGGGTTTGAAGGGCGAACCCAGGGTTTCCAGCTTCACTTTCAACTGAGATTTGACGAAAATGCGGACGAAAGTGGCACGCCAGTCGGGATCACTTCGATCAGCGTTGTTCATGAGAGTCTGCTGAGTTTTCTTCGTTAGCTTGACGAACTCATTTTCGTGAATGCATTGGGTATACAGGAGTTCGTCGAAGGCCGGGACGTTGTTGGGTTTAATGCCGGTGGCAGAGCAGTAGCCGAGAAACAGGATGGGGCCCATGAAAGTTCGTGACTCGTAACGTTTACGGTTGAGATTCTCGGTGGCAAATCGGAGACGCTTTTCGATGGCTGCACTGGCGGTGACAAGGTCGTCGTTCTTCTGGCGCGGGAACAATTGCTCAAGATTCGTGGAAGGAAGACCCTGTTTGACGTACCAAGGAGAATCATCGAATTGTCTGCTCTGCTCACCACGGTGATATGCCTCTCTTTCATCTCGGGAGGGTATCTCACCATATTGTTGGATGAGAAATTCCTCACTCTCCTCAAAGCCAGACGTGGGAGGACCGCGTTCGATGGAAGAGTCGTGTTCGACGTGAGGCGGCAGTTCCTCGTCACCGTAGGTGAGTAGGGCAACAAGTGAGTCGGGAGCGCGGAAGATGGGAAGTTCGATAGCGCCGCGGAAGGTTGTGAAGTTTCTGCCGGGTTGGTGATTGTAGGCAGAGGGCGCAGGTCTGAAAATCTGAGGTAGATGCAGACCGGGAGGTGTCCAGAGGTTGAAACCTTGGAGCTCATCGCGGAACAAGTCCTCATACTTGAAGCGATTCTTCCCACAGAAGAGGCCGGAAAGGAAGGGATCTGTGGAAATGCTTCGGACGGCTTGTTGCGTGCCGGACTGAATGAAAATGACACCGATGTTGGATCGGCACATGGCAGAGATGAAATGACCGCGAGAAACGACTTGAGCTGAAGCATTGCTGAGAGAAATTTGGATTGGTCTGTCATCATATCTCTGGCCCTGAACAGTTCCGAAAGTGAAAGCGTCAAAACCCTGGTCGGAGTAAAGTTTAGCCTCGCCGGTGCTGGCGAGGACGATGGGATAAGCCTTGTCAGGAAGAACAGCCACCTTGATGAATCCACGAGTAGTGGAACTGGTGGGTAAGCCTATGGCGTCGGAGACGGCCCAGGGAATGCTGTTGCTGAAAAGGCGATACTTGGCGCCGGGCATTTTAAAGTAAAGAGCCTCGGAGCCCTCGGAGTTCAGAGAACTCTCGGAATTGGACTCGTGGAATTCACCTTGTGTGACGTCACCGATGAGGATCACTGACTGTATGGTGGAATCTCGGATGAGGCACAAATCGACGTAGCCGGGGGGCATTTGGCTGATCTCATCGATGATGAGGGTGGTGCCGGTTTTGAAAAGGCTGTTCTCGAAGGTGCCGACTTTCCAGCTGAGGGGACCTAGTTTCATCTGAGCGGTGGTGCTGTCGCGCAACTTCTTGCGCGGGCAGGAGATTTTCCAATACGGTCCACGTCGTGTCCAGTCGGCACGTAGGGCTTGAATTATACCGGATGACTTGGAGGATCCAGGAGCGCCCATGGCCACGCTGACTAGTACGGGACGTGAATGGTGTTTGTCTACCATCGAGTCGAGGGCTGCGGTGAACTTGGGGGGCACAGGATCCTTACCCTCGTTATGCTTGAGAGTTCCGGTTGATCCGTGCTTGAGATCGCGCACGTAAG